AATATAAAAACATCATCTTCTTCTGGTAATATACCAAATTCAAATCCAGATTTCGTTTTTAAAAATAACTTTCCTTCATCATTTTTAAGATTATTTGGCATTTGTAGGTAATATGTAAATGTATAATTCGTTTTTACCTTACCAACGGCCGTTGTTGGCCTTGGGTGCAATGTTTCGTGTGTGTGGTATCCACTATAACCATTATCACTATCACTATAATAAACCCATGTTTTCATAATAAAATTATTACTAACATTAAATTCCGTTGATAATAAATTAGATATATTATCTTTTATAAAATTTAATTCAGGCATATACATTTCAGATAAAGCGGCTTGTCTACCTGGTGTTTTTTTAGCTGGAAGGGACGCATCTACTAATGTATCAACAATTTTTAATTTATCAATAAATAAATTTTTATCAAAATTTGAATTAAAATCTAATGTAGTTTTATATATATCAATTTCATTGTTGATATTAATCTTTATCATAACATTGTTTTTTTATCTTTATTTGGTATAACACAAAAAACCACAATTGAATATCTTTCTCCTGTAATTACAGGCAATACTCTATGTGGTAATTTATCGTTTGTAATTAAACTTAAATTTCTTTTTGGATTTATTTTTTGATTTGGTTTAATTCCTAATATAAAATATTCAAATTCCCCTCCTATAAAATTATCATTTATATAAGTAACGATTGTTAACGCATTATTATCTAAATGAAATTCGTCATCTTTATTTGTATCTGGTGTTACTTTATTTATCCAAATACCTTCTACTTCATATGTAATACCATATTTTTGGAATAAGTGGTTCTTTATTTTATTTTGATAATCAATTAAATCTGTTTCTTTATTTAGAAACATTCTATTGTAATAATTAGTGGGACGTGGATTATCTTCTTGTTTAAAATTTAAACAAAATGTATCTACTAAACTCAATTCCACATCATTTAAAAAACCATATATGGATTCTATCATATAACTTTTTTTGAGAAAATAATAGAATTAGAATCAACTTCTTTCCATTTGTCCAATGGACATTCTTTTATTTTTTTAGAAAATATTTTTTTATTAATTGGGCAACCACATTCACCACATACAACTGACCAATTTTGATTCTTAAAAAGTTCTTTTTTTGACGGACAAGTTTCACATATGCCTAATCTTTCTTTAGCCAATTCCCTTTGAGAATCGGTACCAAAGTACGAATCAAACCAAGATTGTGATATAGTTTTTAAATTAAATCCCATAACACTAATATAATAAAAAAAAATTGAATTACCAAATATTTTTACTGATTTGTAATATCAGTTTTTATATTTGTTATAATATTTTGAAATATTGTTGCAATTTCTGATTTCTCTGTAATTGTTAATTCAACGATTTCGTTTTGTATAATTTCCATAATTAATATTTTTTATTTAGCACATTGATAATATCCACAATCACCACATTTACCATAATTGTAACATTGTCCTCCGAAACTTGAACAAAAGTTTGCATTACATGCATTGTGTTGAACGATAGCGAATGAGTTTGTTACTAATGGTAAGAACAAATCTAAAGGTTCAACATCCATAGTTCCAACTACTTCATTTTCTTTAAATAATATTTCTAAATTAGTAATTGTTTTATTTACAATAGTTTCGGTTTCCGTACTAAATAATTCTAATACATCACCAATTTGCAAATTGTTAACATTTTTAAATCTTATAACATCATCATTCTTAACAAGAAGGTGGGTTACGGGTAAATCATCCCATACAATATCATCTTCTAATGTAATTCTAATAAATAAATCAGATGTTGTTTGTGTAGTTTTTACAACAATAGCTGTTTCACTAACTGCAAAATTTGTAGTGAAATCAGTATGACTACCTGTCCACTCCTCCACTTTATATTCGGTCTCATTTACTGGTAATGATGGGATATTTATTGATTTTACAGAATCACCCACTTCTAATTCCGCAAATGATTTTCTACTACCATCCGCCATTAAAACTTCTTGGTCTTCATCGTAAATATATGTAGCTCTATCGGATGTTGGTGAGTAATATGTAATATATTTTGGTCTATCTTTTTTAGCTAATAGTCCTAAATCTCCAAATGTGTTACTCCATATATTTTCTGTGATTGCATGAAGTACTTTATATCCACCCATACTAATTACATCTAAATTAGAACCATATATTATATCAATTCCTCTGATAATACTTCTTTTGTTTGATAGAATTTCTGAATTTGTAAATTCTTGTAAAAATTCCGTATTAACATTAACTAACCCTTTTAATTGTGTTAGTTCGGTTAAATTTTGTACTTTATATAATTTAGGGAATTCATTTTTATCATAATTTGGATATCGTTTTTTAATAATAAAATTCGGTAAATCTAATGTATAGTTAAATTCTGATAAATTTTCAAAATCGTCGGATATGTTTGGTATGTAAGTTTTTGGTTTTGTTGTTAATTCATTAATTGCTCTTAAGAAAGAATAATTATCTCTACAATACTCATCATCAACAATTGCAGTAGTATCATATGAAACTCTCAAAATAAGAGTAGTTTCGTTATCTTCAATATATGGAACAGTAATTGAAGTACCACTTGTTTCATGTGAAAGAAATGTAATTCCACCAATGTTATCACATATTTCACTTAATTTAGTTGCAAACCCTTTATCGTACATTGGTATTATACAATGTACATTTGTAAATCCATTAGTTTGGATAAAGGTAGTTAGATTTGACCAGTCTAATCCCGGTAGATTTCCTTCATTATCGGCCGCTACGATTCTTGTACTTGTATTTATTTCTAAAACCTTATATTCACCCGTTGCTGTTTTAATGTAATCCGTAGATATTAATACTGCCTTCATATTATACTATTTGTTTTTGTTTGTTTATATTCTCCTATAAATATAACTATTATTTGTTTTTAATAAAGAATAAATATACGATAAATATTTTAGATTTTCAAATATACATTATATGAGTTTCGTCATATGAAGGGGTGTGGGGGTTGGGGGAAAGGTCGTTTTTTAAGAAAATTTTTGGAATAAGAATATCGTACCTCTATTGATAGTATACCTCTATTTGTGATTCCTCCACCATTCTTTCCTCTCTATGTACCAAAATGGAAACTTACACACCCAATACATAGTTAGACCAATGAAGGCAACCAAAATGACAGGAATGAGTAGTATACAGGTTATAATGTCCGATATAGACTTAATGGGTGATTGCATTTCCAAAAATTGATGTGTATATACCTATAAGTCCGACTAACATCCAAAAAATATTTAGAATAAGGTATGCTCTATTACTTCTCTCCCATGCACAATAAGTTAGAATGATTGCATCAATGGTATTCCATATCCACATAAGTAAGAAAGGAGTAGACGGGCCCATAATAGAAAGAGTACCGAATGCAATGATTCTCATCACTACTCCTATGTTCTCTAATAACTTAACGATTTTTTCACTTAGTAACTTTAGCATATGTTTGCGTTTGAAATAAATAGTGATTATTAAACTTGTGTTGGTGTTGGTGTGGTTCTTGGTGTTATACTAGCTACTGCGGCAGATTGTAGTGTTACCACTCTATTCACACCTTCTATTTCATCGGTCACTATCTTATTGGTAGTTCTTGTAAATGAGTCTCCATTATCAGGAGGAATAATACCTAATGAATAAACTTTTACAATAGAATCAAAGTCTCTTCTAAGTGCATCTAAGTAACCATTTACCTTTGTTATATAGTTAGTAGTTTTATCGTTTGCAATTATAATGGAGCCTGATGATTGATTCCATGTTATCTCCGTAGCAAATGAATCAATTTCTTTTTGTAGCACTTCTAATTCTAATGCGAACTCATATATCTCAAAGGTTTCGGTAGGGGATACCATTTTATCGGTTAACATATAGTCAATCCAATTTATTAATCTTAAAGGAACATCATATATTGGGTGTTTATCTCCTAAGTATAACCACTCTGCAAATTTAATTGCTGCACTATTATCTAATCTTTGTCTATACTCTGCTGTTTGGTATACTGGAGCTAGGTCAATTTTAAGAACGGGTATAGATTTTCCTATTTGTACTCCTAATATATCACCATTTGCTTCTATTGAGTAGTGTGGTGAATCTCTTTGTAATATTAAATCTAATGTTTTTTGTGAGAGCAAATACTGATTATCCAATTGTATAACAAAACCTTCCGTTTTTAATACCGGTGTTAAATCTTTCAATATAGATGTTCTTGCGATGAAAACTGGTTCAATAGCAGGAGACGCTGTAACTTGCCAAAACCTTTCACTAATCTTTACATATCTTTGAGGGTTAACCTTTAAATCATTTCTTGCCATATAATACTATTTCTAAAGCCTTTCTATAAATTGTTTTTTCTTTTAATCTTTTATCTCCTTTTTGTTTTATCTTATATACTTCTCTTTGTAGTTCTTGGTATTTGTTTTCATCTATTGCGTCTAAAATGATATAGTTCACTTCTAATTCTGGCTCTATCTTCTTAAACGATTCTATACCTTCTTCCTTTATTTGTTCACTCTTATTCTTAAATCCAATAATATGTGCAACTCCAATTGATGTACCAAATGCATCTGCCGCTTCTACATATACACTTTCTTTTATCATTTTTATTTTTCTTTAATAGGGATAGGAATTACAATTTTCTTTTTCATTACATTAGGTAGGTTACTTCTTTGTGAGATGTTGCCTGGTAAATTGAATACTGAATTAGAACAACGAGTTAGATAATCTTCATCACTCTCATCTGGCAATCTTTCACAATGTCCTTCGTAAATTTGTAATAATAGTTCTTTTAATTTCATACTAATAAATATCTTATTTGTAAATAAAAAACCCCCTACGTTTTAAGTAGAGGGTTCTCAGTTTATAATTTAATAAACCTTTTCACAAATGTCACTGCGTAAGGTAATAACTTCCACCCTACTAATACACCTACCCAAAACGGATAGTGTAAAACGAAATCTAATACTTCCATATTTAATTTAGTTTGGTTAAAAAATAAGTCAAC